ACGTCTCTCCCCACACGGCTCAAGGCCGCGCCCTGCCCAATTTAATATGGACAGGCCCACACAAGTTTCATGCCGACGACTTGTGGACGTCCCTGACGTTCCAAGTGATTGGCATCAGCAAAGGGTTCGCACCCTCGCTTCAGAAACCACTTGAGCAAGGCATATTCGTCTTCCAGTTTTGACGCTGGAATACGAACCCTCACAGACATCCCCTTTACCAAAGGGTGATGAAGGTAAGGATGCTCTCTTTCCTCAGAATGACCGAGGTAGGAGAGTCTGCCTAACACCGGTGATGTACTCTCAACATTGGGGAAGGGTATTAAACCTTCTATCAATGTATCGAGATATCTCGCTGTACCCCAGTAACCAGCTAAGTAAGCCTGGTTACGTAGAGCGACAGTTGAGATCACACCGGGAGCGTCTGCACGATGCGCAGGGAGCAAATGGCGGATACGAAATAATGTAACTTCGTTTCCATCGTAATACTCCTTGCCGCAGGACTCTCTGAACTTCCCAGTCCAGAAAGATTTACTGCGGTTTACCTTGGCTCCGAAAAGTTCCAAGGCAGACACAACGTGTGGCACCAAATCTACGGGGACAATGATGTCATCTCCATAGACACGCACCCGACCCTTGAAGTTTGTAATGTCCTTCAAGGTAAGGCGCCTTCCGAGCGCTTGCTCCACTCCATAGAAGATTGTCGTTAGAAAGACAATCTCTTCCATGGGGAAGGTGAGCGCTGATCCCATAGACGCGAACTTGGCTAGGGGTAGAACCCCATAACCAGGTACGTCAGCTCTGGTCGATCTCGTAGCCATGACTGCCTCAGAGAGGAAGCCGTGGTTGAAGAGTAAGGACTGTACGAGCTTGATTGAAACACGATCGGAAGCCTCACTAAGATCTAGTGTGGCAAGTTCCTGATTAAAGGAGCCCTCCTGAGCCAGACGTTGGTTAAGTGTCTGGTCAGAAAAACCGATCATATCACGAACGAGTGGATCCCGTTCGAGATATTCGACGAATTTCTCCATAAGCCCCTGTTGCATGTACTGCATACAGGTAGGCTCAATGGCGATAATCCGCGGTGTTTTCAACGTTTTAGGAACTGAAACAACCCTCACGGGCCTTTCAGATCCGGGATCCAGCCACTTCGTAGCGTCCAAGCTTGAGTGATACCTCGCGCTAGGAATCAAGTTTTCCATCGCTGGAAAAATCGATTCTAGCCGTTCGGTCCACTCAGACTGTCGATACTTCGCGTTTCCACGGAGTTTATCGGCAGTTGCGCCGGGACCATGTTTAGGAACGATCAACCCATCATGGATATCGCTATCCAATTTTGTGAAGATCGAACCGAACAACATGTTGCCGATCCGCTCGAGAGCCCGGTACATCCGGGAGTCGGGTAGATAAACGGCGTCACGAAGCTGCTGTTCACACTTGACAAATTCTGTGAAGGCTTGAGCCTCCCGTGTATCGCTACACGGGAGACTCACCTTGCCGAACGCCAGAGTTACTTGGCGCACGGCTTGGATAGCCGTCACAGAGGGATTGTCAAGCAGAAGGCCGCCATCGCGTTCGAACACAAGCTGAAGGAAATTCCGGAACAAACCGGGAAATCCTGCCTGCTTACCACAAAGGCTAAGCAGGTCATCAGTAACCTGACCTTGGTCAAGCGATCTCTCGAAAGCTTTTCCAATTTCAGGAAGGGATAAGGTTAAAACACTTATCCCCTCGTGTTCAAAACGTCTCGTGACAGTGTTAATGTCACGAGTGGCGCTAGTGCAGCACTGAATCGCAGCGTCAGCCGCGATTCTCTGCCAAAGCAGCATAAGGTTTTTCATCCCTCCTCCTTTCAACTAGGAGAATATGGATCCTTAACCTTGTGCCGAGGACAATCCATGAAACCAGATCAGGGAACAGCCAGTTTGACGTTCTCCTCGATGATCGTGATGCCGACAAGCCAGAGGCCTATCAGCATCAAAATCAAAGTGGTGATTGCCAAACAGGACGCCTCCTTGGAATAGTCATATGACGTTCCAAGGTGGCTGGCGCCGTCCTCTTTTCCACTTCTTCGACCTTGAGGGTAGAAGAAGTGTACGAGAGAACGAAACCAGTTCCTAATCAGATCTCACCCTGAATGACCCGGAGGCCATAGTCGGGAGTCCCTGCAATCATGAAAGATTCCAGGAGCTGACGACCATAGTCGACGGTCGCTGCACTGAAACCAACCCGAGGCATGTCGATCACGGTATAGACCGAGAAAGACGTCTCGAAGTTGTTTCCAGTGGTAAGCGGGTCCGCCACCGTTGCCTTCCGATCAAGTCGGACGACGTGACGGTTGCGGGCCTTCTGTGAATGCTGGATCGTCAAACGATCGAGCCCGTTGGCGGTCTGGTAGACGCTAGACGCGTCACCAAAGCCGACTCGGGCGAAATCGTATGTGACCGAGTTCACAGTCAGGGTTGGGATTGGATCGGGTAGGGCCAATGTGCTACTTTCGCTATAACATAGTGAGGAATTTCCACACTATGGGTATAGATCAGCGCATCCTTTTCGGAAGGCACGCTGTTACTACGGTCAGGCTGTCACTTTAACAGCAGAGCCGCAGTAATGGCTTTTTGACGACCTGTCAAATCGTCAAAGTTTAAGCCAAATCCAAAAGGCGTTGCTCTGCGCCTCCGCAAGTACTTCGCGGTAAAGACCGACGTGGTCTCAGGCACAGAGTAGGGTATAGCAGGACCGCCGGTGTCAACGCCATCAATGTTGACAGCTCGACCGACGACTGCACCCTTTACCGTGCGGCTTTCACGGAATTGACAAGATTCCATGATATATCCCCACGGCATAACGAGGCCGTCTCTGGCAAACGCTGCGAGATTGTGAATTAGATCTCCAGCGTTTGTAAACCAGTCAACTGCCCAGGAGTAAGGTAACAAATTCCATGCTGTGTCGACGGAAATCCCGCCATAAAGATGCCTAAGTTCGGCTTCTTGGCGCAGCAAGCGGTTGCTCCACTCATCACCCACGGGTGGTAAGTAATAAGTGAAGGCACCCGAGAACCAGTCTTTGACAGTACTGGTTCGAATTGTTGTCATCTCTCCGGGACTCCCATCAAGAACGGAAGTGAGATACCCGGTGATCTGTGACGAGCACGGACCACCTAAGTACTTCTCATATCCGGTGGTGGGAGGGTGTACAATGGTTTGAAAGTCATTGTAGACCGGAAATTCATACCGACGTCTGATGACTTTTCCAGCATCCTTGACATATTGTGCTATCAGCTTTTCAGCGTCCAGCACAGCATGTCGGAATTTGGAAAGGTCAGATAGAAACGGCTTTACACCGAATTCGTTGGCAAGGTAAGCATCCGGCACAGAGTGACGGGTGAAACGCCTACCAACGATACTATCCCATCCAGGCACTTTGGGTAACCCCTCAGAGAGGAGCTCCCCAACTGCGGTTGGAAGGTCGGAAATCGGGTTCGTAGGAAGTACACGAGCAATAGCAGTAGTGCCATAGGCAATTAAGTTAGCCTCGTCACTATATCCCATCGGAAGCGAAAAGAAATCTTCCGAAGAGAAGCTATTGTCAGTATGTCCTGCAAACAGTGGGCCATCGTATGCATGATATATACCGCTAGAAAGCCGGCATATAACCTTCATACGCTTGCCGTCCGTTTCGTAACCACTAGAAAATGCGGTCCAATTCGAACCTACATCTCGAGTTGCCGCGCCGGAGCGCTTCAACTTCCACCAATGGTTGTTGGTGCTATCGTTTTCGAAACGTCCCATGACCGAGCAACGCATGGATGAATCAACCCAGTAATGACCAGGTTGATACCACTCACGCGTTGGCTCATCGTAGATGAGCTGCTCAGAAATGGACACTTATGAGGTTCCTCCTCCTTTTGGTTGCACAGGATTGTCCTGCACTAAGCCCGGTCCCC